ATCTCATCGCTCGCTTGAGCATTGAGACGGCTATCCCTCCACAATCTTTAATCGATCTCGATTCATCGATGCTTCAGATGCTACTTAAAGCGCTGAAGGATAGAGCAAAGGAGCAGGCAGATGCCTACAGAGCTAAAAGGCGCTAGTGCGCTTCGCAAGGCTCTTAAGCAATTCTCGCCTGATCTGGATAAAGAGACTCGTGATGAGATGGTCGGATTCCTTAAGCCAGTCGTAAAGAAGGCGAGAGGATTCCTTCCTTCTAATGATGAGATGCCTTCGGGGTTCGTTAAACATGCGGTCAAGACGGCTAAGTTTCCGATGTATGACGCCTCTGAAGCCCGTCGAGGAGTAGGTTATAAATTGACGGCCACTCGTCCAAATTCTCAAGGTTGGTCTTCCACCGTTTCTATTCATAGCAAAAGAGCAGCAGCAGTTATTTATGATTGGGCTGGACGTAAGTCTCGCAGTCAGTTCGTCTCAGTTCTACCTGGCTCAATGGCAGGCAAAGGAAAGATGTCAGGCCGAGCGTTGTTTAAGGCTTATGAGCAGGATCAAGGCAAGGCCAAGGTCGGAGTAATCCGAGCCCTAGAAAAGGCGGCCGCAAAGTTTAACGCGAAAGGCAACAACAATGGCTGAGCTACGGATCCCGATTGTCGTCGAGAATAAAGGCAAAAAGGCGCTCGGCGACACGAGCAAAAGTGTTAGCGCTCTTGATAAGCAAGTCAAGCGATTGGGCAAAAGCCTTGCAGCAGTATTTGGAGCGCAGCAGCTTCTTAAGTTCGCTAAGAACGCTTCCATGGCTTTCATCGAGGACGAGAAGGCTGCCAATCGCCTAGCACTAGCAGTCAAGAATCTTGGCCTAGAATTTGAGACTCCACGCATCGAGCGCTATATCTCTGATCTATCAAAGATGTCTGGCGTTACCGACGATCAATTACGTCCAGCCATGCAACGACTATTGCAGACTACTGGCTCAGTTGCTAAGGCTCAGGAATTACTTACCCAGGCAACTGATATCGCCGCCGGGTCTGGCGTGGATTATGAGACAGTTGTCAATGATCTTAGCCTCGCTTACGTCGGTCAGACTCGTGGACTTCGCAAGTATTCGCTAGGACTATCTCAGGCCGAACTTAAGACCATGAAGTTTGCGGATGTCCAAGAGCGACTCAATAAGCAATTCTCAGGCGCTAGTGCAGAATTCTTAACTACTTACGCAGGTAAGTTGCAGCTCATCACAACCGCAGCAGGTGAGGCAAGCGAAAAGATCGGCGGAGCGCTAGTCGATTCTCTGGTCTCAGTATTTGCCGCAGGCGACACGACACAATTTGTAAACCAGATCGATACTCTTGCAACCAAGATCGCAGATACGGTCTCAGCAGTAGTATTTGGATTCCGTAAGTTATACGTCCTTACTAGCGATCGTGCCATCCTGGCTAGTTTTAATCCCTTCGATGATTACGAGAAGAATGCTTTAGCCGCTATTGAAGCAGCCGAGAAGGCAGCAAAGTTTAGACGTAATGCGCCATCAACTGGCTACCTAGGTTCTCAACCAATGGGTATTTATGAGACATCAGCACAAGTTGCAGCCCGTAAGTCAGCAGAAGCGGCAGCAGCAAAGCGCGCTCGTGAATTAGCAGCGCTACAAAAGAAAACCCTTGACACTAACAAGAAATCTCTAGCCTTACAGAAGGCATCAAAGACGCTTAATCTAGAGGCTATCAGCCTAGAGGCTGCTCTCAAGGGTCAGATCAGCGAGACTGATCGCTTATCTTTACTACTCCAAAAGGCTCTGCTTGAAGGCAATGCTAATTTGGCAACATCTCTATCTGATCAATTAGATGCAGCAGTCAAGCGCCAGAATGAACTACGCCAGTCTTTACTGACTACGCCTAAAGCTCCTAACCCTTATGCGGATTGGAAGATTCCTGAGAATCTTATGACCTACACGGCTGCGACTTTAGGAGTCAGTACCGAAACCGTTATCTCTGCTCCAGAAACAATCGTGGCCACATCAGATGCGACTCAAGAATTGATCGATGCACTTATCGCAGCGGCAGAAGCGCAAAGACGAGCAGATGCAGCGCAAGCAGCAGCCGAAGCAGTTGCGGCTAACGTAAACGTAAGCGTGCAAGTCGCTGGCGAAGATGTAGCGGCAATCATCACTCAACAACAAGTCAATGATTCTCTATCTGGCACATTCGCATCGACTAACCGCTTCGGCGCTAAGGGTGCCATCGCGATATGAGTCTTCCTGCCACTATTTCGGTATCGTTCGATTTTAGCCAGGGGGCTACATTCGGCTATCCGTTTACTATTGGCGACCCGATCAACGGCGTTATCGGAGTATCTCAGTTCGCATCGACAGAAGTGCCCGATCCAGTAGTCGATCTTAGTAGCGTTACTCGATCGATCAAGATCAGCCGTGGCCGTAGCATCATGCGTGATACCTATGAGGCTGGCAACTGCACAGTACGAGTCTTAGACCCTGACTCCTACTTCAATCCTCAGAATGTATCTAGTCCCTATTTTGGCTATTTGACTCCACTTCGTAAGATTCGTGTCGCAGCTACTACTCCCACGACTCAGCACTTTCTATTTTCGGGCTATGTTGATTCTTACAAGTATTACTATCCAACAGGCCAAGAGATCGGCTATGTCGATATCGTCTGCTCAGATGCATTCCGCCTATTCCAGATGGCTAATGTCTCCACAGTAAGCGATGCAACGGCAGGCCAGACAACTGGCACACGCATTACCAAGATTTTAGATCAAGTCTCATTCCCGACATCGATGAGAATTACTGACACAGGATCGACAACAGTTCAAGCCGATCCGGGGACATCTCGATCATCTTTAGCAGCTCTCAAGGCGGCAGAGTTCGCAGAGCAAGGTGCATTCTTTATCCGTACAGACGGAACGGCTGAATTCAAGGATCGTACCGATGTCGTCAGTTCCCTGGCTGCAGCGCCTATTGAGTTCAATCAGACTACTGGCATTCCTTATTCAGACCTTCGCTACGCATTCGATGACAAGCTCATCATCAACCAAGCGAGCATGACCCGTATTGGTGGCACGGCACAGACTGCGGTAAACGTTGATTCATCGGCTAAGTATTTTCCTCATGGCATGACAGTTACAGACATGATCCCTCAGACAGATGCTCAAGTCCTAGACATTGCCAAGATTTATGTAGCGACTAGAGCTGAGACAACCATCCGCATCGATGCCATGACTGTCGATCTACTCGATACAGATGTACCAACCGACACAATGATCGGCCTAGATTACTTTGACAACGTAAAAATTACCAACGTCCAGCCAGACGGCTCGACAATCGTCAAGACTTTGCAGGTGCAGGGCTTGGCGTGGGACATCACCCCTAACAGTATGAAATGCACAGTTACAACACTTGAACCTATAGTCGAAGGATTCATTATTGGATCATCGACTTACGGTATAATCGGACAATCCATAATGGGATACTAGGAGAAAATCATGGCAGAAGGCTTTCCAGCGACAACAGGCGATATCTTTACGGCCGCAGACTATAACGGCCTAGTCGCTTACACTATCGGCGCAGCCAATACTAACGACTACACGGCCACGATCTCTGACGCCTATCAGGTCTTAGAGCTCATGAACAAGTCCACTGCTATTGCATTCAACATCCCTACCAATGCCTCAGTAGCATTTCCGATTGGCACAGTCATTACAGTGCTGAACATCGGCACTGGCACTTGCACAATTAAGGCAGTCACTTCTGGAACAACTACAGTTTTATCGGCAGGCGCAACTGCGGCTCAACCTACTCTTGGACAATACAAAAGCGCAGCATGCATTAAGACTGGCACAGATACTTGGTACGTCGTGGGTGCGATTTCATAATGCTCAACAACGTAGTTTCTATACTAGGTCGGCCAATACCTGCATTAAACGTGCAGTATTTGGTTATCGCAGGCGGTGGCGGTGGTGGTTCTAACGGCGGTGCCGGTGGAGGCGCTGGTGGTTATCGATCATCCGTAACTGGAGAAATGCAAGGTGGTGGAGCAAGCGCTGCATCTGCACTTTCTTTATTGACTTCAACTTCTTATAGTTTAATTGTAGGTGGCGGTGGCGCTGGCACTTCTGATGGCCGTGGCACAAATGGAGTCAATTCAACTTTCAGCACAATTACATCAACAGGCGGTGGCGGTGGAGGCGGTGGCGGAGGTCTAGCTGGCGCTAACGGTGGTTCTGGTGGTGGTGGTTCTGCTTATACTGGATTTACATCAGGCGGTACTGGCACGACCGATCAAGGTTATGCAGGCGAAACATCTGATACTTCAGTCTCGCAAGCCATCCGAGGCACTGGCGGTGGCGGTGGCGCAGGAGAAGCTGGTGGTACTGATGGACGTGGATTCGGCGGAGATGGCGTTGCTTCATCGGTAACTGGTTCAAGTGTCACACGTGCAGGCGGTGGACGAGGTTACGGAAACAACGGCGCAGCGGCCGATCCTGGTACTGGTGGCGGTGGCGCAATTTCTACTGCTGGAACTGTTAATACAGGTTCCGGCGGAGGTGCTGGCGGAGCGAGTCCTTCTGGTGCAGGTGGTAGCGGAGTAGTAATTCTTAAGTATCCAGATGCTTACTCAGCAACCTTTAGTGGTGGAGTTACTCAGACAACATCAACTGACAGTGGATTTAAGATTTCAATCGTAACGGCAGCAGGATTGTCAGATACAGTGAGTTTCGCATAATGGCACACTACGCATATTTAGATGATACAAATACAGTCGTAGCCGTGACAGTCGGAAAAGACGAGACCGAACTAATCGATGGCCTAGACCCTGAAACGTATTACGCAAAGGGCACGCCTTACACAGTCAAGCGGACAAGCTATAACGGGAAGATTCGCTATAACTATGCAGGCATTGGATTTACTTATGATCCAATCGATGATGCATTCATTCCACCAATGCCATGCGATCATCCAGAATTGACATTGAACAATCTCAAGCGATGGGAGTGCGCTAACGATGAGCATCAAGCCACGCCTGAGTAAGTCTGCCATCCAATTACGCGAGCAGATAGACGATGCATTCCCAGGTAGAGATCGAACTTCGGACGGCTGGATCGGCGATACAAGACACGCTGCGCGCAAGTCTGATCATAATCCAGATGCACAAGGATGGGTTCGTGCCATCGACATTGACCGCGACCTTGCAGGCAAAGGCAGGAAGCCCGATGTCATGCCTGATTTGGTCGATCAGATTCGACTCCTTGCAAAGTCTGGCGATAAGCGAATCAGTTACATCATCTTCGATGGCAAGATCGCCTCAGCTAAGAAGGCTTGGGCTTGGCGTCCTTATGATGGGATCAATAAGCATAATCACCATGCGCATGTCAGCTTTACTATCAAGGG